TGTTTAGCTTGTTCTGCTTGCATCTTAGCTTGCGCTGTCTGCGCTTGTAGTTGTGCTTTCATTTTCTCAACTTCAGCAAAGATAGCTGTTGGGTCTGATTGACCTTGTGCTGCCTGTGCTGCTTGTTGCTGGATGCCTTGTTCAACTTCAGGTGTAACCTCGTTCAAGAATGAAGTCGTGTCTTTAAAGCCAGCCATCTCAATCATGCGACCAAGTGTTTTACGGTATTGGGTAACGGAAACAAGTGGATTTGTTGGCCCATATTGCTGAATGATTTGTTCTTGCTTGGCAAGTATCATTTGAAGCATGGCTATTTGTTCTTGTCTATTACCGTTACCCAAACCTACGTTAATAGTTACGTTGTACTCTGTGTCCCATTCGCGTGGGTCAAACTGTACGTAGCTATTATGAATTCGTGCTGTCTGTACTGAATTTTGGTATTTGCACATCAAATGCAAGATACCTTTAAATAATGATTTAACACCTGTTTCAGCAAAGATACGTGCTATTAGTTCTAGCTTGCCTGTTGATTGCTGTGTCATGGCCGCTACTGCTGTGGCTGATACGTTCTGCAATACATTTGGGTCTAAGCCTTGTTGCATATCGCTAACGCCAGTACGTTTAGCTTGTACGCCATCCAAGTATTCCATCATAGGGAATGATTGTGAGGCTGTAGATTGAACCGTCATAGGCACGATAGCGCCAGGGTTCTTAATACGTACTACACCGCCAGCAGTTGATGTTAGCAAGTCATCTAGGTTTACCTGACCTTCTACTGCACCAACACGATAGTTGTTCGTTAGATACAAGTTGTCTAGCATTTGACGCATGATAGTAGACTTGATTAATTGCAAGTCCATCGTGCGGTCAGATAATGATTGACCAAAGAATTTGTGTGGGATTGGGAATGGGCATACAGAGTGGAAAGGCACATAGTCACAGTCTTCGTCATCCAAGATTGTGTTGTTTGCGTACATAACTCTGCGTAACTCAAGCAAGCCAGACTTGTTCATGTCTACTTTGATGTAGCACTCAAATATTTCAACTTCTTGCATTGCGTCATCTACGTCTACAATGTCCTGTGGTATCTCGCCTTGTGAGTAACGTGCCAATATCTCTGGACTGTATGTTAGGCGGTCACCTACTGGGATGTTCATTACAACGTCTTTGTCGTAACCCATAGCAATCAATTCACCACGGGCAATACGTTTACGGTGTGCTACAAACTGTGCGTCTTGGATAGACCTTGCACGTTTATCAATCAGGAATTCTTCAGGTGGTACGTTCTCTACAACAATCTTGGACTTGTCTTTAGTACGTTTAATTTTGACGTTGTGCGTAGTAACCATAGGCATACCTTCACGCATATCTGTCAATGTTTCTTGTTCTAGTATCTCAAACTCATCATTCATCATTAGCATGGTGAGTTCATCATCAGTCAAACCTTCGTAGGTTTCTTTCGTGATGTCTTTCTCGTCAGACCAGTAAGCCTTAACTACACCAACTTTCTGCATCAAGGCATCCTTGAACCAGTTGTGCATGATTAAGAAGCCATCATTCTGCTTGTAGAACACCCAGTTAGCTACGTCAGAAGCCTGGTCAGCGAACTCATCGCCACCATCTTTAGTAGCCTCAAAACGCACAGCGTCTTCGCTAGACGTGAAAACACGGATTAGTTGAGGTAATGCACCGTCTACTGCTTCAGCGACTTCCCCAGTAACTATTGATGACTTACCTTCTACCTCGTTGCCATAAGGCTTACGTAGGTAAAAGTCCATAGAGGTGGCACGGTCTTCAACGGTTTCTGTTTCCAAGTAACCGATGGAGTTGTCAATCTCTGTGGAGATAATCGTCTTTAGTTCTAATTCATCCATATTTACACTACCCATTTAGTATTTACGTTAAGTGGCTGAGTCCATGACGAATCAGGTTCGTTTAAGCCTACTGCTAAATATCTGAAAGCATCTGACCCATGTGACGCAAAGTCGTGTAATGGTGTGTCAAAGAACACGTTACGCTTTTCATCATACACTCGTCTATAGTTTCTTAGACAGTCAATGCCTTGCTTTGTTGTTTCTTTATTAAACCAGCATCTAGGTAATAAACGCCTAACTGATTGTATCCCATCTGCTACTGATAGTTTAGGTGCAATGATTATCTCAAGCCCTGATTCCATCAACATCTCTTTACGTGACCGACCAGTTCCTAGTTCTCTTACTTCAACGTCATGCGGCAATATGTGTGTGGCCTTGTGCCAGTTGTTATCACGTAGCCAGTTTACATACCACTCTAGCGATTGACTGTGATTCTCTACGTAGTCCACTAGCCTTACTTCTTTACCTACTGTCTGTGCTACCCAAATGGATGTGCTATCAGACATACCTAAATCCCAAGCGGTAAACGTATTGCTTAAGTCATCTCTAGGCACTACACCAACACGATTAGCTTCTTCAGCATCGTTCATTAGCTTGCCGTAGTAACTGCCTTCTACAGGTGAATCAAAGCTACACTCAAACTCTTGGATGTATTTGTCTTCGCCCATCTCGTTCTTGGCTGATGCTAACTCTTGTGCATCTAGTAAACCTGTTTGGCTTGCCTTAAACTCTAGCAGCTTCCAACCTTCTGCGGTTTCTGCCCTATCTCTAAACTCTTTAAAATGGTTGTTGCCTTTTGGTGTGCCTATAAATAAGCAGTAACCTTTTCTATCCGCTAAAGCTGGCCTGATAATCTCATTCCATATCTTTGGGTTCTGGTCACCAATCTCATCTAGCACTACGCCATCAAAATACTGGCCTCGTAAGCTGTCACCATTCTCACTACCATACAGGCTGATACGCCTTCCCATGAAGTCTACACGTAACTCTGCGATGTTTACTGTTGCACCTAATGGTCTTGTGAACTCTACTAAGTAATCAAACGCTACTCGCTTGGCTTGGCTATATGTCGGTGCTATGTAAGCATAACGTGGGTTAGCCTGTGTATTCTTTAACGCACTATGTATGAGTTGGTTAATAGCTGCTACTGTCTTACCCATCCTGCGATGCGCTACACATACTACAAACCTGTTATCTCGTACTGCCCTGTGTATCTGATTCTGTGGGTCACGTGGTTCGTAAGCAAGTTTAATCGTGGTCATTGATACCTGTTACTATATTAATGACTAAGTCCTTGCCTTCAGCACCGCTTAACTCTGTTTGTATCGGCAATATCTTTGCGTAAATGTTATAGAAGTTATTGGGATTATCTACTGCCCACACTTTCATGTGTTCAACACCGCCAATGCCTTCAAATACTGCGATTACATTATCTTTAACTGTAGCTGATATTTTGTTAGGTGTTCCTGGCTTTCTACCAGAACCTTCACGCTTACCGCCACGATTTGATATTTCGTCTACTTTTTCAAACTCTGTCATGTTTATGTGACTCCATAATGGGTGGTCACCCTGTTGTTAATGTTATTTACTCTTTTTCTTTGCTTTCTTTGGTTCTTTTTTTTCTTCTATGTTTAGTAGTCCTGATGATACTGGAATACCTACACCAACACCAGCCAGTATGTCATTTTCATTGCGCCTAAATGGGTCAAAAGCAGCAAAGCGAGAACGCACAATAGTTGGGTCTGTAAAAGCATAGCTTATCCCTTCACCTTCTTGCGCATTATTATACTTAACGCCATGATAATCATTTTGCGCTAAAATATCTCTCATTTGTTGGTCGTATCTTAAATCCCATTCTTTTGGAGATGTTTCTCCTAAAGGGTCAGCCATTATTTTTTTTGTATGACCTTTTGACACTAATCCTTTTTTCTCAAGCTGAGGAGAAAATGAATCTGCATGAAATGTGCCTTCATCATTTACTTTAAGCATATTTGCATATTTACTTTTCATTAAAGGCATTATATTCCCACCTTCTTCATGAGGCATAAATACATTTCCTCTATGATTGGCTTGTTTAATTGTGCCTGTATGAAAACCTAAATCTGATTTAGATGGGTCTATTTTATTGCTGTCCCATCCTTGTCTAGCATAATGATACATTTCTTTTGATGGCTGAGTTTCAAATCCCATTGCCCTTGCTCTTTGCATAGCAGTATTATTTGGTGAAAGATTTAATCCACCTTCACTATATGGCAATGCTGCGTTCTTTTGTGCCGTTAGCTGCCTTATTTCAAACTCTGTTATTGGCATTTTAATATCTGGTGCTATCATACCAAGCACGCCAGTACCTTCATAACCTTGTCGTAATGCTTCTTTTCCTAAAGACTTGGCAGCTTGCCCTGTAGCAACCGCAGCAGGTTTAATCATAGGAATCATGCTAGCTGCATCAATAAAGCGTTCATCAGGCAAACCATCACGCATCATTGGCTTACCTTGACTAAAGTCTTGTACTAATGACTGCGTACCAGTAAGACCAATTAAGTCAGCCATAGACTGACCGCCTACTAATGGCACTCGTTTGTCTATAGCATAATAATCTAATGGTTGTTTTATTGCATTTAAGCCACTAGCAACTAATGAAGTTACTGGTTCAGGCTTATTTAAGCCCATCATTGCTTGGAACTGGTCACGATTAAGCGCCCCATTTGACATGAGGGGCTTGTTCATTACCTTATTTACGTAATCGTTCCATGCCATAAGTTTACCAATTATGTATTGCGTTGATAATAAGAGTGATGTTAGCAATTACAGCTAACAGTATTATTGCCCAATGGTCGTTCATTTGCTTAGTATTTCTTAGGTGGCTTCTTGCCTTTAGATTTGCACGCCATTATTTCTTACCTTTAGAGTATTTAGTCATAGCTGTATCAATCATCTTGTCTGTGCTGTTTTGCTTTGTTGGAGTTGGTGTGCGTGATTTGCCACCTGACCATAGCTTGTCTATCTTTTCAGCAATCTTATTCATGTCACGCATAATTAGTCCTCACTTTCGTATTCTTTGGCTTCCCATACAGAACATAGACGGGAGTTATGGCAAATAAATTCTAACTTATGACAATAGCCCCTCTGGGCTTGACCATCGTATAGGTCGTATTTGTTTAATGGGATTTCTTCCATCATCTCAAGCATTGATGGTGTGTTTTCGTAGTATTCGCAATTGCCGCAGCGTTGACGTTTAGCTTCGTCTGGAGTGATTCTGAATGCCTTGGCCATCTTTGACCAGTATTCTTTGTTAGGTAAGTCTGGGTTTAATGGCCCAAGAGAATAGTTCTTAATGGCATTTTCTGTGTTTGCGTCGTTCTCTTTAACAGATACGATACCTTCTTTAATGTCCAATAAGCCCATAACTATCCTTAAAAAAGTAGGAGGTTCTCGCAACTAGACTACCTCGGAGTCTACCCTATCACGTCTGAGGGGCAATGATTGCTTTCTAGCGATGTACTGTCGCCGGAATAAAAAAGTAATGCAAAATCGCACTACTATAAATCTTTACGTGACTATATCATATCCTTTACTTTGCGTCAATACAGCGTAAATCATGCTTTTCAGTATTGTGAAATGTTTATAAAAGCGCAGAATGTAAACACGTACACACCTATGTGTACACTAAACAGGAGAATTTAATCATGTGGACATCACCAGCAGCTACGGAGTTAAGGTTCGGTTTTGAAGTAACCCTCTATGTTATGAACCGATAGTAACATATTTGTTATTATTTACTCCCCAGTCTAGCTTTCTGCTGGGCTGGGTTCTTCGCTGTACTCAAACTCAATTAGCATCTCAATAAAGTGCATAGCCTTCTTTAAGTCTTCTAGCTTGTTCTTACTCCGATGTCTGCATAAATACTTAATGGCTGTGGCCTCTAGGTACGGAATGTTATTGCGATAGCAAAACTCTGCTGGCTGTATTGCAAAGCCTTTGTAATGACTACCACCGTGTTGTTTGTCTAGTACACTCATTACCAGTCACTCGCTGACATTGTTGAACCACTTACATGGTTTTTAGGTGATTTCATGTTAGCCCTGTCTATTGCACGTTGGTTCATGTATAGCTTAGTCAAATTTCTGTCATCAAAGTTAATTACCCTTGCACCAGGTATTGTTGCTTCATTTTCACTAGCCTTGGTTTTGTATTTTCTTGGTGACACGTATTCTAATGCTTCTTCGTAACTCATTAGCTTAATGGTGACAAAGCTATAATACTTGCGTGTACTGGTATCGCTAATAACAATGCTTTTCAAATAGCCACGAGCCATTAAACTTTTAATTGTATTAGACGCAGTATTCTTATCAGCATCTAAATGTTGCTTCATGTCCGTTAAAGTCTTAGGCAATACGCAAAATTCTAAATATACGTTATATCTAGCAACCATCTCTTTTGCCAACCTGTCCAGCTTTAATTCTTGTTGTGCATACGAGTCTGCTAACTTTTTATCTCTATATGCTTGTTCTGCTGCTTTGGCTTCTTCTTGTGTCTTGTAATCACCGATATGAATTATTTGGCAATCTGAATCCCTAGCTGTTACTACCCATGCGTCTACTTTCTTACGAAAAACTATCATAGTAAACTTCTCACTTTCTCTAATAATTCTATTTCTGTTCCAAATTTGGACTCAAATGCTAACCGACCTGCATGGTAAGCAACTCCGTGTCCACCAGTCCGATGATGCGTTGGGCATAGTGGTATTGCGTTCTTATAATCGTTTCTCATTCCTAGGCCCATTCCTGTGCGTAGGTGATGTATCTCTGCTGGCATACGACAAATAATGCAGCCAAGTTCTGCAACACGATTAAGGTATTGTTTCTCAGCCTTGGTCATTAAACACAAATCCAATGCTTCCAGCCCATATTTCAATATCATTTTGGAATTGAGCCATCTCTGCCGTAGACAGTTTGGTTGTACTCTTAATGACTTCAATTGTTTCGCCATTGACTACAGACTGGCTGCGTAAAAACTTCCAGCCCATCAACTCATGTATCTTGTCCGGTGATTCGCCAATGTAATCGCCAATCGCGCCATACAGTTTCCATAAACGTGAGTTTTGTTCTAGGTTACGTGTGTGTGATTTGACTGTTACGTTAGCTACGTAGCCTAGCGATAAATCTAATGCCTTAATCTTTTCAAATAGGTAAGGTAGGTTACTGCTACTAATGTTAAAATTCTTAACTTCCATTTTTAAACATATCCTTTATTTTTTGTCTTGACTCCGTAGAAGTCTTAACTTTTACCGTGTCTATTTTGTCTTGCTTTATTTCACCAGTTATTACCCTAGTACCATCTGTTGCACGAAACTTACCAGTAAATCCTGCAGCCTTCATGCGCTTAATCCATTCGTTACATGAAATTTCAGTCAAGAATTTTTATCCTTTAATGCTTGTTCAATAGCACGAGCAAAGTCAAGATATTTAATAGAAGTTTCACCCTTTGATACTAATAATTCTGATAATTCATCATCACTTAATCCTTGCCATGATGGTGCAGGGTGGGTGTTAGTTTCATTGGGTGCTTTAGGCAATGGCATCCAATGAGTAAACGCATTAAAATAAAATTTATCTACATTTTCAATAATAATTGAAGTTAAAAAATATTGTTTTTCGTGATGTTTATCGTAAGTTAAAACCTCAATATTAACTGGCGGCAATTTATCCTTAACACTTATCCACGCAACGGGTTCTTGTGCTGGCTGTGATAACCCTTGCACATAAGTATCATGTAAGTATTCGTCATTTAATTCTGCAACACTTGGCTGTTCTAATGCTTCTTTACAGGCGGTAATTGCCATTAAAAAAGAAAAGTTATTTGGTAATGTCATTGCTTCAATCGCCATCTTTAATGCTTTGTCTTTAGTCATTGCGGTCTATACTCCTCATCAAATGTCATGTCACCATGTGGTATGTCATCATGCACAATCAACCCATCGTCATCTGCCTCAATAAAGCGTTGGCATATTACGCACCAGTAGCCATTATCTTTAGCCATATTATTGTCTGCCCATTTAGCTATTTGCTTACCACGTTCAAAAAACTTTTTAGTCATTAAACGTAGCATTTAATAAAACGTCTATGTAAGCTGGGATAGTAAACTTGCCAGACTCGTACTTAGCAATGCTATCTCTTGTCTTAAATATGCGTTTGCCAAACTCTTTCTGTGATAAACCTGTTTTACTGCGAAACTCTTTTAACTCTGTATGCGTCATTAATAACCCTTTCTGTTGTTGATGGAATTATTATATATACGCTGTATAAAATATGCAACTAATCTTTAGCATTTCGTTTAGCTTTCTCTAGCGTGTCGTAATAGCCTAAGTTTTTATTCATTTTACTTAGCCCATACTTAATGCCGGTAGGTGAAAAATATTTGGCTATAGTCCAGCTACCAGAACTAATGTGATATTTATCTTTTTCAATCCATTTCATGCGTATTTTTCTTTTAGTTTAAGCACAGCGTCATGCAATGTAATTCGTGAATTTGGTTCGTGCCATTGTTTTTTCCATCTGTATTTAGATACAAGAGAGTTACCTAGGTCAATCTCGTCATGGTCTACGTGTGATGTTAAAAATACAAACGACTGTTTACCTGTTTCATAACACATATCACATAATCGTTCTAAAGCAAGTTGCTGACCAAATGGCATTTGTGCATCAAGATATTTAGTTTCAATAAATATGTATAGCTTGTTGTTAAACTCCATAAAGGCATCTAAATCCATTGGAGTTATCTTGCCAAATGTCATATTGTCAAAATTGACAATGCTTCTCATGTGTTCACGATTGCGAATCATATTTATCCCCTAGAACTTTACGTGCTGCCTCTACTGAAGTGTCTGGAAAGTTTTGTGGGTTCTTTAAGATTCGTTTAGCCCAGGCATGATAGTCAGTCTTTGGCTTAATTCTTTCGTGAATAAACAAAGCTAACTTGTCAG